TCTTTTCGAGCACCATGTAGCCATTGTCGAACTCACCAGGTGCCTGCTCAAATGTGCGTGCATCAATCAAGCACTGGTCAATGCCGGTCTGGTTCGATGCCGATGACATCGAGGTGTGAAAGAGGTTTGAGTAGATTCGAGTGTAGAAGAAGTTTCCGATGATATCATCAGCAGCGTATTGGATATAATTGAACGGCGTGTAGGTGCCGATCAGTGCCGCTCCGGTGCCATCGTTGAGTTGTTGGTTCTGAAGCCTCCCAAAGCCTTCATCTGCACGAAGCGTCAGGATGTGGTTAGTTGATATCCAAGTTTCTTCGATGTCCTCCTGACTTAATATGCCCGACCAATAACTGCCGAAGTCACCGAAGTCAAAGCGAACTGTGATGTCGGTGTCATTGTCTGTCAGGAAGTCCTCAAGCGATACCCCGCCGGCAGATGCCAGCACCTGAATGGTCGCTTGCTGCGGTCGGATTGGCTTGAACAAGTCGAAGTCTTGGTTGAACTCGCCAAGTATGAACGGCTGCGGCCCGCCGTACAAGCGGATGGGCGCATCATTGTAACCCTCGAAAATAAAGTTGACCGTGCAGAGATCACCCTGCACGTTCTCGAACTCAAGAAAGAACTTGACTGCTGCCATTATCCGACTCTGTTTATGCGTGCGTTCGATGAGTTGAGCACCCCGACAAGGTCAGTGCCGCGCTGCGTGAAGACTACCTGACCGGCAAGTTGCAGACCACCACCGAAGCCGCTCACTCCCCCGAAGGTTGGAGCAGCTGCGCCACCGATGCGCAGACCGCCGGCACCGCCTGCACCACCGAGTTGCAGTGCACCGCGGAAGGCAGTGCCGAAATTAATGGTGCCACCGGATGCCGCAGAGATGACCAGCGCAAAGGCAGCAGCCTTGACCGTTGCCTTGATTAGGTCGATGACAAGTTTCTTGAACGATTCGCCCAGTGACTTGATCACACTTTGCCCATTCTCAATGGCCGAGAATACGCCGTCAATGGCCGGCGATATGACGGAGCTAAATGCTGCGCCTGCTTGTAGTCCAGCATCACGCAGTCGGTTCACATTGTCAATGGCTGACTGTATGGCTTCTGGTGGAATTATGGTGAAGTTGCGACCGAGAGTACCTTGTGATGGTGCCAGTGCTTCTTCAAATGCGTCACGATACGCTGTGACTATACCAAGCCGCTCAAGTCTGCTTTTTGCTTCAGCCTGGTCGACATCAAATATTGATGTGAAGTCAAGCGTCTGCACCTGACCGGCTTCTGCGAGAATTTTGGCAAGTGACTTTTGCTTTTCTTCTGCTTTCTGTAAAGCAGCCGTCCGCTTATTTATTGCACTTGTATTCGTATTTGTGACCGTAGTGTTGTTCTGCGTGGCGGCATTTGCTGCATTGATTGGTGCCGTTATGGCATTGAACTGCCTTATGCTATCGCCGATGGCTGTGTTCAGTTCCCGTATCCTCGCACGCAGTTCAGTCACTACTCTTGCCTGATCAAGTTCTGCCTGCGTGGCAGCGATGATGTCACGAGTGTCAACGGTGGCCGCTGCACCCACAATTCTTTGAGGAGCGGCCTGAAGGGTTCTGCGTCTATCTTGCAGCTTCTTCAGGATGTTCTCCTGCTTATTGAGCTCGACATTTGCCGCCCCTATCTCGCTCTCAAATCCCTTAGTTATGGCTGACTGAATCGTGGCTTGAGTATAAGCATTGACCGCGGTGGTCAGCGTTCCAAGCTTTGCACTCTCCAGATCGAGATTGCCAAAATATGTCTTGTTGATTTTCGCCAATTCTTGCAGCGCATTGTTGCGTTGCAAATAGGTTGCAGTCGTATCATTGACAATGGCGGCCAATGCCTGCACCCTGCTGATCTCCCCTTGCGTACTGCCGGCGGCATTTGATTGAATGCTGACCGATGACTTGAGCTGTTCATTGTACTTGGCATAAGATTCAGCCGCTGACCTTATCTCCTTGTTCAGTGAATCTTGCTTGCCGAAAAGCGCATCAAGCGCACCGCCAAGGCTGCCATATTTCTGAATGGCCACCGTGATGGCAGAGCTGACAAGCGAAAAGCCAAGAAGCAGACCGGTAGGTCCAATAAGGCTTGTACCCAGTGCTTTTAATGCACCACCAACACCGCCGCTCTCTTTCCTTAAAGACTGAAATGACTGAAGAAGTGGCTCAATGTTGTTCTGAATGGCAATGAAGCCGAATGGTGCGTCAGAAGCGACCCGGCCAAGATTTGACAAAGCAAGCCCTGCTTTTGCAGAAGACGGCGCAATAAGACCAATCTTTTTCTCAAAGTCATCAATCTCCTTGCGAGCTTGCCGGAGTGCGGCAGACATATCCTTCGTGTCTGCTCCGATAATTATTTGTAATGCTTCATTAGCCACCTTGCTCGTCCTTTGCACGCAATTTACGAAACATCTCGGCGATGTCGGCCTCTGTCACGCCGGCATCGGCATCACCCGGCAGTTTCCACAATGCTTCCGGGCTGTCAGGCACCTTCTTCGGATCTCCCCACATCTTCGCCATCATGAACATGACGAGCCGCGTGTTGCGGTAGTCGTGAATGAGTCGCTCTTGATATCCTTCGATTATGAGCGAGACCTCTTTGAAAGTGAGCGCATCGTAGTCACTGCGACCGATCTCACCGGTGACGTGCGCCCTTAACTTGTCCCAGCCTTCTTGCGTGTCGAGGTCGAACTTTTTTTTTCTTCCTGCGATGCTGTGGTGGTAGGCTGAAGAAACTTGGAGTCGTAGAACGCCTGAAGGATGGGAGTGAACAGATCGGGAGTGCTTATATTTTCATCCACGAAGTCAACCACCTCTTCAAAGGTGAAGTCCGGGTCTTCCTTCTTGATGTAGCAATTATTGAAAAGACCCCAGTAGATGATGACGGGCACGGCGGCAAGGTCAATGGAGTTGTCTCCAAAGACCTTGCCTAACTTTTGCATCTCCATGCCTATTTGCTGGACTGCCAGCATGCCGAACTTCAAACCCCTGGTACGGCCAAGGATGTCGGCTTGTATGTAACCGTTCATATTTGTGTGTGTAGTGTGAAGACTTACGGAGTGATGTCAAGCGTGCCGGTAGACTGAATCGTCCCGGAGAAGTTGACATACGCACCGCCGGCCGCGTCTTGGTTGAGCGTCAAATCGGTGATGTAAGCTTCGCACTGATGATAGTACACCGTTCCGATGGATGCGCCGGTGACCGTGGGGTTCTGAAAACGCACGGTGATCTTGGTCTTGTTCACCGTTGCCGTCAGTAGATCCTTGTAACTTACTTGTGAGATAGTCGGTGCCACCTCGCAAACTGCATCGAACGAGAAAGAGAAGCCAGGATCGCCGACACTTGTCAGCTTGCCGCAGTTGGTTTCATCTTCGTTGACCGTCACGGTGGAGTTTACGCTTGATGTGCGGAGGCAGACGAGCGTCTTGTAGGATGAGCCGCCGGCTGTGTCGATTTCAATGTTCTGAACCGAACCTTGTATTTGTCCCATTGTCCTTGTTTATTTTTCAATTAATGTCATATCAAAAGTAAGCAATTTCCGAACGAGCCATGCGCTGCCGTCCTGCTCGACAAGGTAGTTGCTCGATGCAAGCACCGGAGCCACGAATTGAAAGTCTGCATCTGTTAGCGTGGAGTATGGGAATGTGGTCAGCGTGTTCATCACTTCTGCCGCAATGCCATCAGTCACATCGTAGTCGAGCTGCTTGTATTGCTTGCTAACAATGTCAAGTGTTATGGAGCAATCATGGATAAAGATTTGATTGTTCCCAATCTGGGCATGCGTCATGCTGTTGATGTAAACATAATTGTCCGGCAGTGTGACAATGGGCAGTTGAGAATAGACGGTGATCGCTTTGCCGTCATAGGTCAGCGATGCCAGTGCGGCGGCAAATGCCTTGCGGAGTGATGTGCCTGGATTCTTCATCGCTTCTTTTTTACAATGTCGGTGATACGGCGAATAAGTTTGCTCCGTTCAGCCACGAATGACGGCCAAAGAAACGGCTGCGGTGCAATGCCGAACTTGTATATCTTCCGCGCAATGTTGACGGCGTGGTTTTTATCGCCCTTCTTGATCACCTTCTTCTTCGTTCCCCACTCATAGATTGAGTTCACGAACTGAGTCCAGTTGCCCTTCTTTGGTCGTGCTTTGATGGCAGCTGCAACCGGCTCCATCTCTGCTGGCACATCAACCTTCCCGCGCGTGCCGAACTCGATGTATGGCGCGTGATAAGCGTTGGCAAATACCGAGTATTGCAAGGAAGTTATGCGCTCCGTGCCGATGCTATTGCGCAGTTCTGCGAAGTTGGCAGGAGCCTTGCGCTTTGCGGTCAGTGCCATCTTGTTGACGCTTGCCTGGATTTCGGCATCCACCTCCCTGCTCACCTCGTTGTCGAGTTGGGCAAGTGCGTTGATGACTCCCTGCACACCTTTCAGTTGCTGATTCATATTGACACCCTCCGATAATATTGCGCGGCCATCATCGGGAAGTCAACAAGGTTGGCGCCTTCGTTGCTCAAGTCGATGCCACGGTTTTGATATGTGTACGCCGTGATGCAGAGTATATCATTCTTAATATCATCAGGGACGGAAATATAGCCACTTGTGAGCCATATTTCGTAAATGCCGGAGTGATATACCGACATCTGTGCACCATTGGCTCCAAAGGCCCTGTAATCGCTTGTAGAGCATCCGTCAACCATCACCATGTCGATGGACTGCACCGGCCCTGGCAGTTCATAAAGCTCGCCGGCAGTCATCTCAATCGTCAGATGCAGTTGCCGCGTTCCGTAGTTTCGACCGGTGTAGTTCTCGTGCCAGATGCGTGCGTTCTTGATCAGCGAACCGATCAGCGTGTCATCATCGCTGAACGCTATTTTCATGTAAGTTTTTGCTTCAGCCACACTCACCGGCTCGGTGGTGTAGTCCTGCAATATCTCGGTATCTATAAGAAGGTTCATGCTTGTCGTTTATGGTCAGTGATCGACTGACGCATAAAGTTACGAAGGTTCTCCAAGCTCTTCATCGGGTCAAGTTCACGGCTGCGGATCTTGGCCGCCTTGCTTGCCTTCTCGTAGGCTTTTGGCTGAAATAATTTTTCGATCTGGTCAACCCATAGCTTGACTTCTTCCCTATCAAAGTAAAGCCCTGCCTTGCCACAATTCTCCCGAAGTCCCGGAGTACCAGAGCTTATGACCGGGATGCCACTGCACATGGCCTCCGTGGCCGTCCTGCCCCATGACTCATATTTACTTGGCATTATGAGGATACGTGTCTTTGCATACACATCCTTGATAGTTGGAGTCTTTGGCAGCACGGTCACGTTTGGCGGTTGGTTCGTGTGCTGACCTTTGTCGGCCGGCTCCGAGTAACTGCCCATCACACCGATGAACTTGCGGTGAGGGAGTGCTTCAGCAATCTGCCGAAGGATGTGGCCGCCTTTGTTCTCGTCCAGGTTGATGAGCGTGATGGCTTCGTTGTACGATGGGTCAACGTTGGTGTCGTAGTGCCGCCAATCGCATGGAGGAGTCACCACGATGCTGGGATGCTCGTAGTTGAGCTGTGCTTTTGCCCATTCGGAGTTGTAAATGATGTACTGCGGGTCTTCTGCCCAAACGATTCGCTGGTAAGTGCTTGTATTGTGAATGAGGTGGAAGAGTGGACGCTTGAACACTTGCGCGATGCCAATGCTCCAGTCGGTGTAGTCAAGGTGCGTCATGATGGCATCTGACCAGGTCATGAGCCTCTCGATGATCATATCTTCCGGTGGAAAGACATCAATGCCGTCATAGGTGTACATTGAGTTGATGCGGTAGTGGTTGGCTTGGTGCAGAAGGACGCGCACATCACCGCCATTCGCTTTGATGTCCTTGTTGATCCAGTGCGCCATGTACTCCGCACCGCATGTGTGTTGCGGTGG